TGGTTCGAGAGCCCAATTTTTGGCTAGGTATGTGGTATTTTTTTACGCCTTCCGTGAGGGCTGGACGCAAAATATAGGGGGTTCAAAAAATTTTTTTCAACATTTGGCACTTTTCGCAGGTTTTTAAGTATAAAATGATATCATGAAATGAGTAGCCCAAGAGGACAAGTCCTCAAGGGCTTTTGTTATGCACGGAGGTAACACGATGGCCCGGAGAAGAGGCGAGAAGAAAAGTTCCGTCAAAGCGGAATATATCGCCCGGAGAAAAGCGGGCGAAAAAGTTGTCCTTAAGGACCTGGCGAAAGAGCTTGGAGTCAACTATAAAAACCTCTGCCAGTGGCGGAAGGAAGAACAGTGGGACGAGCAGCTAGACAGAAAGCGAGGCGGTCAGCCTAAGAACAAGAACGCCAAGGGCAACAGCGGCGGAGCTGCACCAATCAGGAATAAGAACGCTGAGAAAGATGGGGCATACAGCACCATCTTTTTTGATGAACTGACAGACGCAGAGAAGCAGGCTATAGAGAGTACGGAGCTAAGAGGACAGAAAGCCCTTGAGGAAGAGCTTAAGCTTTTGAAATTCAGGGAAAATAAGATCCTTGCAAAGATAGCCTACTACGAGAATAAGCCGGAGGACGAGCTTTATTTACATAGCGTCACAGATATGCGTGTACCTGGTGGCAAAGGCAGCAGTCGTAGTGATGGAGTCATTCAGCAACTAGGAATGTATAACAAGGATTCCGCTTTTGCGAGAGTCCTCAAACTGGATGAAGCCCTATACAAAGTACAAGGCAGGATAGCAACCATAGTAACAAGTCTCAGGGCAATAGAGGATAGTGAGAAGAGACTTGATATTGAACATCAGCGCTTGGAGATCATGAAGATGAAAGCTACCGGCGCGGTTGACGTTGATATCCTGGATGAGGTCACGGATTACACAGATGAGCAAATTATACACGAGCAAGGTAGTAGCACAGTGGATAGGGCTGACGGAAAGAAGAGTAAGACAGCTAAGGGACGAGGGAATAATAACCGAGGAAAGACCGGGGCTGTACGATCTCCAAAAAACCGTTCTTAAGTACATCAAATATTTAGGCGGCACAGGAAAAGAAAGCTTGCAGACCGAGAGAATGAAGCTCACGGCAGCAAGGAGAGCGGCTATTGAAATGGAGAACAACCTTCGCAACGGTCAGATGCACACGACCGAGGATGTGGAGAGAGGGATTAAGACTCTTTGCCTCAACATCAGATCGAGACTCCTTGTATTACCGTCGAAGCTATCGGCGGAGCTTGCTACAAGGTCTAATCAGGCGGAAGTCTTCGACATATTGCACGAAGCTATCTATGAAGCGCTTGACGGACTGGCCGATGTGAATACTTCACTTGCTGATATAGAGGGCAGTGATGGCAAAGACGATTGACATAGCAGATAACACGTTTCAAATGTTTCAAAGGTGCATTTCTCTGTTAAAGCCACCACCAAGGCTAACACTCAGCCAGTGGGCGGATATGTACAGGATGCTCAGTCCTGAGAACAGCGCAGAGCCGGGAAGATGGCACACAGAGAAAGCACCATATCAGCGTGAGATCATGGACGCTATCGGAGACCAGCACACAAGAAAGGTAGTAGTAATGAGTGCGGCGCAGGTAGGGAAAACGGCCATGCTCATGAATGTACTGGGTTACTATATGCACTACTACCCGGCACCGGTGCTTGTCATGCAGCCAACACTTGATATGGCGCAGACATTTTCAAAAGATTTCTTGGCACCGATGCTCAGGGACACTCCGGTACTTACAAACCTTGTAGATACCAAGTCAAGGTATGCAGGAAATACGATCCTAAAGAAAAATTTCCCGGGCGGATATGTGACCATCATAGGCGCAAACTCCCCCGCTTCCCTTGCCAGCAGACCTATAAAGGTCCTTCTTGCTGACGAGGTAGACAGATACCCGGCAAGTGCCGGAACAGAGGGCGACCCTCTTTTGCTTGGTCAGAAGAGACAGACGACCTTTTGGGACAAGAAGACAATCATAGTCTCCACTCCGGTACTTCGTAGCAGCAGTCGCATAGCTACAGAGTATGAGAACGGCAGTAAGGAAGAGTGGAATGTACCTTGTCCTAAGTGCGGACATTATCAGCCCCTATTATGGGAGGGCGTTGTATTCGATAAGGACGACTTATCGAAGCCGGTAATGTATAGATGTGAGCGTTGCGGCGAACGGTCCGGTGAGTACGAATGGAAAGCGGCAGGACAGAGAGGGCACTTTGTAGCAGAGCATGAAAACAAGGAAGTCCGCTCCTTCCACCTTAACACGCTTGCATCAAATTTTTGCGGCTGGAAAGAGATAGTTGAGAAATTCTTAGTAGCCAATGAACTTTCAAAGATAGGCGACCACGAGAAATTAAAAACGTGGGTCAATACAGAGCTTGGGATGCCCTGGGAAGAACCGGGAACGACCCTTGACGACATGGAGCTGGTAAACCGCCGCGAGATCTACGAGGCGGAAGTACCGGACGGAGTGCTTATTCTTACAGCCGGTGTAGATACTCAGGACGACCGCTTCGAGGTAGAAGTAGTCGGATGGGGAGTCGGCAAGGAGAGCTGGGGCATACGTCGTCAGAAGATCTTTGGAGACCTTATGGGCGAGAGAGTTTGGGAGGACCTAGACAACTTTCTCCTTCGGACGTTCTCAAAGAAAGACGGAACAACACTTCCAATTACCGCCGTGTGTATGGATTCCGGCGGACACCATACCAACGAGGTTTACAGATTCACTAAAGAACGCTGGGAGCGTAGGGTATGGGCGATAAAAGGTAAGGGCGGACAGGACGTGCCATACGTCAGAAACCCTTCCACCAACAACAGAGCAAAGACACCGCTCTTTATCCTGGGAGTAGATGCAGGAAAGGCACTTATCTATCAAAGGCTTAAGCATGAAACGATAGGTCCTAATTACTGTCATTTCCCATTAAACGAAGAGGCCGGGTACGATGAAGAATACTTTAAGGGGCTGACCAGTGAGCAGATGGTAGTCAGATTCCGCAAAGGGCGGTCAGTAATAGTGTGGGAGCTTAAGGACGAAAAGTACAAGCGAAATGAGCCGCTTGATCTTCGCAACTATGCCACCGCAGCCCTTGAAATTACCAATCCTGTTTTACAGAAGCCGGACGAGACTACACAGCGTCCTAAACGTGTTGCAGGACGCAGACAGTTAAGTGGAGGTATCTAATGGCAATATTTTCAAAAGAGTTATGCCAAAAGAAATTAAATACCTGGCTTGCCGCAGAGGAAAGCATAGCAACCGGTCAGAGTTACCAAATTGGTACAAGGATGCTCACAAGAGCAGATCTTGAAGATGTTCGCAAGGAAATGGAATACTGGGCCGGAAAGCTGGCGGAAGCCGAGGCGGAAGAAAAAAGCAACGGCCGTAACAAGACTTACCGCTTTGTGGCAAGAGACCTTTAAGGAGGATGTATGGCAAATATTATAGACAAGATGGTTGCAGCCGTAGACCCTCAGAGAGGTGTTAAGAGGGCAGCAGCTAGAGCAGCCCTTAAAGTTATTGACAGTGGCTACGGAAATTATGGAGCCAACGAGACCAAAAAGAGCATGAGAGGCTGGCAGTATTACGGCGGGTCAGCCAAGGAAGATATTGAGGATAACATAAGTGTCTTAAGACAGAGAAGCCGTGACGCTTATATGGGTATTCCCACAGCAAGCGCAGCCTTAAAGACCATGAGGACCAATGTTATAGCAGGCGGACTCTTACCGGCACCGCAGCTTGACGCTGAGTTTTTAGGCATGAGCGACGACCAGGCAGAGGCTTTTCAAACTCAGGTAATGAGGGAGTTCTACCTTTGGGCGGACACCCCTCTTTGTGACGCTGAGAGGATAGATAACTTTTGGAAGCTCCAACAGCTCACCTTCTTAAGTTACCTCATGAACGGTGATGCTTTTGTGCTTTTAGGCTTTAAGGAGTCTCCGGGAATGCCCTACGGACTCCGTATAAGGCTTATTGAAGCAGACCGTATATGTTCGCCGGATGGCTTCGACAGACTCCTTCCTTGTGAAGTAAACGGAAGGAAAGTACATCAGATAGTCCAGGGCGTTGAGACGGACAAGGATGGCATGGTAGTTGCGTACTGGATATGCAACCGTCACCCATTATCTGACCAGTCCCTCATAAAGCCCGGTGCTATGGAATGGACGAGGGTAGAAGCTTACTCAAATAAGACCGGACGAAGAAATGTACTCCACATAATGAACAGGGAGAGGGCAGGACAAAGGAGAGGCGTTCCGATCCTTGCACCAGTCCTTGAGGCTATAAAGCAACTTGGAAGATATACGGATGCAGAGATAACAGCGGCGGTCATATCAGCCATGTTTACAGTGTTCGTTGAGAAGGAAGGGGCAGCAGACGGAAAGCCCTTCGGTGAAATGATAGCTCCTGAGGAACAGGTAGATGCACAGGACCAGTCCTCTATAGAGCTTGCCCCTGGTGCAATAGTAGACCTTAACACCGGCGAGAAGGTAGCCTTTGCAGATCCCAAACACCCCAATACAGGGTATGACGCTTTTACTTCGGCTATGATACGTCAGATAGGAGCTGCTTTGGAGATTCCCCCGGAAGTCCTCTTTAAGCAGTTTGTATCTTCATACAGTGCAGCAAGAGGCGCTTTGAATGAGTTTTGGCGTACTTGCGCTATGCAAAGAGACTGGTTTACAGATGATTTTTGCACACCAATATATCAGGAGTGGTTTTCTGAGGCAGTCGCAAGAGGGCGTGTATTTGCCCCTGGTTATTTTGATGATCCTATCATCAAGAAAGCCTTTACTCAATGCGACTGGAACGGACCGGCAAGAACAAACCTCAATCCTTCACAGGAAGTTGATGCGGCCATTAAGAGAGTGGACGCAGGTTTCTCAACAGCCCAGGAGGAAACAGCCACAATGACCGGCGGAGATTACAACCGCAATATCCGGCAGAGAGTTATTGAGGCAAAGAGAAAGAAAGAGGTTGATGATATTGCCAATCCACCGGTCACACAATCGCTGCCACAGCCGATGCAGAGACCACCACAGGAGCAAAGGAGAGTCTAAATGGGTAAGAAATTTTGGCAGTTTGTCAATCAGACTGAGGAAAGCGCCGAGCTTTTGCTTTATGGCGATATCTCAGATACAAGCTGGTGGGGTGACGAAATAACCCCAAAGCAGTTTGCGGAAGATCTTAGAAGAGTCGGAAACGTAAGCGACCTCACAGTAAGGATCAACTCAGGAGGCGGAGACGTTTTCGCAGCTTCCGCTATTGGAAATCTCTTGGAAAATTGCAGCGCACAGGTAACAGCAGTCATTGACGGACTCTGTGCAAGTGCAGCCACCATAGTAGCGTGTCACTGCAACAAGGTTAAAGCTCAGAGCGATTCTATTTACATGATCCATCCGGTAAAGATGGGTATATGCGGATATGTTGATGCAGTGACTCTTCACCAGTACATTGATGCACTGGACGCTATAAGAGACAACATCTTAAATCTCTATGTCAAAAAGACTGGAAGAGACCTTGAGGATGTAGCTGCTCAGATGGATGCTACAAGCTGGTTTACCCCGGCCGAGGCAAAAGAGAACGGCTTCGTTGACGAGCTGATAGAAGACGAGAAGACCGCAGTAGTAGAGAACAGGGACGGTCTTTTGTTCGTGAACAAAGTCGGAACATCGCTTCCATTCAACGAAGCGCCTAAATTTGTACAGGACAGTTTGGCAGCAGCCCCCGCCGCCGAATGTTTTGTAGATAAAACGGCAGAAACGCCAGTAAACAAAAAGGAGGAAGACACTATGGATATTAAGACTGTAGACGAGCTTCGCGAAAACTTCCCTGAGCTGGTAGGTGAGATCGAGGCGGCGGCAGCAGAACAGGCTACAAACGCCGAGCGCCAGCGTATCCGCGATATCGAGGAAATGAGTCTTGCAGGCAGTGAGGACTTTGCAAACGAGGCAAAGTACGAGAAGCCTATGAGCGCTCAGGACTTCGCAGTAGCGCAGGTCAAGAACGCCAAGCAGTCCGAAGAGACCAAGAGGACTAACTATCTCAATGGCCTTAAGGATGATGCAGAAAACAGCGGTGTGAACAACGTCGAGTCAGAGCCGATCATTGACCAGGAAACCGACGAGTTCCTTGACGCTATCAAGTCAGTAAACGAGAAAAAATAAGGAGGAAAACACTCATGAGTATGGATTTAGCCAAGAAAAGCTTTTCATGCACACCTGAATATCTTATCGCAGGCACAACGATAAGAATTACTACAGCCATCAAGGAAGCTGCAAGCGACCTCAAGACCGGCGCTGTAGTAAAGATCGACGCAAACGGAAAGGCTGCAAAGGTTACAGCTAACACAGATACCGGCATTTACGGTATTGTGGCAGACGACGTAGCAGAGGGAGAGGATGCAGTTATTTACCTTACAGGTGAGTTCTTTGCAGATGCCCTTGAGCTTGAGTCCGGCGTAACGGCAGCAGGCCTTGAGATCAAGCTTCGTGATATCGGCATTTTCCTTAAAGACGGTGGCTCAAATTTTTGAGTGGGCTGTCGATTGATGCCGACATAGCGGCAGCCACAGATTTGCTCGGCAAGTCAGTGACCGACCTTCAATCTGATGTCGAGATAGGGGAGTTTGGAGTAACCGGAACACTTAAGTATGTGACCGGTTATACCGGATTCTCAGGAGAGGCAGCAGAACAGGAGGGCAACTACTTAGTGCTTCACTTTGAGGTTGAGGATGAACCTACAGCAGTTCTCAGAGTAAGACACACAAAGGGCGTACACACCGACTGGGCAACACTTGACTCCGACGGTATCTTGATCCTCAGACTTGAGGACCAGGCACAGGAAGTCATTGTCGAGGCAACACTTGGCAATCTTAAAGCTACAAAGTCCGTATCACTTCACGGACTTGTGCTGGAAAGCGAGGCTTGATATGGTTACAAACGCTTCAAAACCGCCTGTAAAGGCAGAAACAAAGAAAGAAACCAAGAAGTCCAATAAAAAGGACAATAAGGAGGAAAAGGATAATGGCTAACGAAATCAATATCTATACACCTAGATATCTTGCGGAAGTTGTCAGAACAGCTCCACCTGTTCACACTTTCTTCCGTGACAAGTTCTTTACCAACGTAAAGACCTTCGCCACAGAGAGAGTTGATATCGACATTGTGAAGGGCGACAGAAGGATGGCTGCTTTCGTTCATCCCAAGGTAGGCGGAAAGGTCCTCAAGGAGCAGGGCTACAAGACAGAGAGCTACAAGCCACCGCTTGTAAATCCTTATGATGTTACAACCGCTGACCAGCTTATGAGCAGACTTCCCGGCGAGACTCTTTACAGCGGAATGACACCCGCTCAGAGAGCAGCAAGGAAGCTCACAGACGAGTACAACGTACTCAATGATGCAACAACACGCCGTGAAGAGTGGATGGCCGTTAATGCAATCGTAAACGGCAAGATCGCAGTAGTAGGCGACGGCGTAAACGAAGAGATCGACTTCGGACTTACTAACAAGGTAACTCTTACAGGAACCGCTCGTTGGGGTCAGTCCGCAGGTGATCCTCTCAAGAATTTGCAGACATGGCACAGACAGACCCTTATCAACGGATTCAAGAATTGTGACATGGTTATCATGGGTAGCGCAGCACTTGACGCTTTCCTTGAGGATGCCAAGGTTCAGAAGGTTCTTGACAACAGACGTATTGATTTGGGACTTATCCAGCCTAAGGACCTTCCTAACGGAGTTTCTTACGTTGGCCACCTGAGCAAGCCTAACGTAGATATCTACGAGTACACAGAGGTTTATCTTGACGACTGGACAGATCCTGACGCCCCTGAGACAAAACCTCTTATTCCTACAAACGCTGTAGTTATGATTTCCTCAGAGTCAAACTTCGTAATGGCTTATGGAGCTTGCACTTACATTGAGGACTCAACACAGCAGTGGGTAACAGCAGAGGCCGCAAGAGTGCTTCGCTCATACATTGAGCATCACCCTGATAGAAGAATGATCGAGTTACAGGCTCATCCTCTTCCTATCCCTGACAAGGCAGATTCTTGGCTCGTTGCAACAGTTCTCTAAGAAATAAGCCCCTCCCGGATATTTCCGGGCGGGGCAGTTTTATGGAGGTATCTAATGGCGTTATTTGTAGAGACTGAGTTTGCACCACCCGGGGAAGAAGAGTGGAAAGCACCCACTTT